TGATAGCAGGCTTCACCTACCACCGAAATGCAAAAGATACAGATTTGGTCCTGGAAATTTCCCCACGAGAACGCGGGTACAAACCAGCCAAAGCTATATCTGTGTTTCACATTCTGTGAGGTAGGATCTGGGCAGTATTCCTTCCAATGGGAATACCGGAGTGACGACCTGTCCGTCGAGTGACGCCAATCGTGGGCATCATCCTCTTTTACTCTAAACTGGAGCTGGGGCAACTGCATAATTCCAATAAACGGGAACGTTAAGGAAGAAATACAGGCCGAAGTCCGGGCCGGTTGCGCAGTAACTTTCGATAATTACTGGAGCGGCAGTATTCACTGGAGCCTGAAATACGCCTTCAAGGACGTAGGCATCCAGATCGGATCCATCAAGAGATGAACCGGTGTTACTAAACGAGGGTTCAGTTATCTGAAACTTATATCTCGAAAAGTTTGTGCACTGCACATTAATAATAGGTTGTAAACCTTGATTAGTAAGAGCAGAAGCAGCAGCACCCGTATTGGGTGTTTGGTACATAAGTGCATTAGCCTTATTAACTGTATTACACGAGACCACCATAGAAGTGACTCGGGCACTAACTTGTCCAGTATTATCTTTATACACTCGCAATCTACTAATATCTTGTGAGCACTGCGTATTAAAGGTCCAATTGATTGAACCACGATACGCAAGATACGCTGGTGTGAGATAGGTAAGCAGAGTAGGGGCAGTAAAATTATACCCATACGAACCTGCACCCGCCGTGTTGTTAGCATTAACAGTACTTGAGGCCATATAACCCATGTACCGAGGGAACTTATAAAAGAACTTATTAAAAGTTGCATAATCTGTAGATGGAGTTCCCGTCGCCGCTGGGGGCGAAATCCATTCCACAGAGTTGAGCTCAAAACGATGCAATAGTTGACGAAATGAACGGATGTTCTCGCCATAATGCACAAGATATTGTCGATCTGCAGTCCCATGAGTGGGACCAAGTTCTACAACCGTTTCAGCCCCTTCGACTACCTGTTCCGCACTTTGAGGAACTAGTCGGGAGAACCTGCACAATTCATCTATAGTAGTTGGATTAGCAAATTCAATATCGTTGCCAGCTCGCACATACGTGTTGATACGCACTGTGGAGGAAGCAACAGGTGCTGTCAAAGGAGTGAGGACACGAAGAATAATGTACCCATTATCGTAATCAGGATTATAAGCAAAATTTGCAGGAATTAGAGCTGTATTATTGGCATACTTGATGTTAGCCACATTATAATCTGTTCTATTGGTAAGAAATTGCAAAGCTTGTTGGTATGGTACGTGAAATTCTACATTAGTAGTTTCACCTATATCAACAATAGCAGTATGTGCAATATTTGATGTTACCGCAGTATTCCCAATGTTAGCAGTTGAATACCCTGATGGGTCAAAAACAATTCGTAATTTACCCTTATGATATTTGGATGCAATAATTTCGAATCTAAAAATAATAGATCCTCGCCAATCTTTGAACGCCTTAGCAACAAAAGCCATCGGAGTCATATAGACTGCAGGGCTACCTGTTGGTGATTCATTATCATATAATGTAGGATTTACTAATCCATAGAATAAAGTATCATCAACCAAATTTGAGGTAGACCATGTGCATGTCGTCAAGTAAGACTCACGAGTGGCTATATATTGCAGTGACATCTCATCAATCCCAGAATTGAGACCCACAATGCGGGGATCAACACTCAATTCATTCTTAGGATCAAGGGACATGCGTTCGATTGGGAAACCAATCTCTGATGATGCCAATTTTGGAGCACCTTCAGGACGATATGGTCTCGTATCTTCTATGACAGGGACATTCGTGAATCCAAACATAGATGCTATGGCACTAATAGCCCCAGCTCCAATACGAGTCGCAGTGGCAAAGGGTCCGATCACGGGTACATCTTCCAAATAAGTGGCTGCATTAGCCACCCAAGAAGCAACACCAGATACGGGTCCTTCACCAAACTCATCATCTTCACCAGATTGCATGGACAAACCGACAGAAGCTCCAGAGAGTTCTACATTTTCGACCCATGCATAGACTGTAATACCAATACCTGTTCCAGTTGTACCATTCGCGCTATCCAGCTGAGCGTAAATTAGAGTCTTCAATTGACCTAAATTACTCATAGTGGAGGCACTCTGGATATTAATCCAATTTGCAGGATAGAGGAAAGGACATACCATTTCAAAGGAGTCCCCCTCACCCACAGTCATATCAATGTGTGGACGCTGTGAATAAGGGATTAAGTATCGAGTGCCTGGATCAATTGAAATTGTATCGGATTTCGCATTAGGTAATGGCCGATAGATCTGTTTCAACTGACCATAGTAAAAAGGAGAAGCTGTCATCTGAAATTTCAAATGCAAATCCCCTCTAAACCACGAATAGTTATTGAGTTTATTCTTTACTGCTGTATTGTTGGCCCACAGAGACCAAGGATCAATAGTACGCAGTATTGTACCGAACGTTTGCGATTCTAACCAGGTGTAAGAATCTATTCGAACGGGACGAGCGAAGAAGTCTTGAATTTCAGTATCAGAAGTCTTATCTGAAGTAGAGAATGCATGATTACCAGCAATCTCACCAACACAAGGTGCGTCATCAGCATTAATGAATGTGACAACTTCTTCTTTACTTTGAGCATAGACTGTTTTTGCCTTTGAAACAGTCTTCTTTATGACTTTCTTCTTCTTTACGGTTACAGATGAGCACACATTAGGATCTCCTACCATCGGAATATCCTTTAGAGTATCTTTTTGAATAGGTAGAATCTTGTGAACCTTCTTCTTACGAGGCTTACCATCAATCATTTTCTTCACTGTATCAGTAGTAGAATCTAATTTAGTAGCAGCCTTGCCAAATTGGTCCACATTTAGTTTAAACTTCTTCGATTTAGAATTAGCAGCATTAATTGCACCCTGAATAGTACGTAACTTATCAGCAATTCTCATATCATTGAGTTTCTTATAATGTTTGTTAAGTACCTCTGAACATAGATTCTTATATCGCTTACCATCAGGGGCGATAAAATCTGTTGGGTGTCCATTAATGTCACTAGTATCTTCTGATACTACAATGTGATCATAACCTGACTGAGCATAAATTACATTCGGATCATATTGTCTCACCGAGCTACATTGTGCACTTCCACAGGTGCACTCCTCATGATTGTATTTAGCTATCATTAGTTAAGACGGTATGGGGGATTGGCCCATCCGAATGATTTTGACGGTTTACTCCCAAGCTTGCTGTACCAAAATATTCTATGCGCTCTGCAGCAATAAGCGCATTATTATCAGTGATATGTCTGTTCCAAAAGTCAATTGCCATTTGATCATAAGATGGGAAAGTTGATTCGCGTACCCAATCTTGGAGATTAGCTTGTTCTACTATACCTCTAAGATATTGCTTACGTTCTTCAAACTTTTCACGTCCATAGAAGAAATACTCACGTAGTGCTGTTTCGATCGCACAAATAGAGTGTGCTTCAGGAGCTAAGACTCCTGAATTTACATAGGACGTTAGCATCTTATTGATAGATTTTTCTTCAAGTACTCCCATATATGATTTTATTTCAGCATCCCATCGGAAAGATCTCTTGAGAAATGAAATATCATCAATATGAATAAAGGGCTTACTCTCAGATTCTTTATCAGCCATGGTATATTCAACACCAATACTGGCTAATATTTTGGCAATAGATGTGTGATTAAACAAATCACACCCCTCAGCAACAGACATGGCATTATCATCTCCATATGTGGCAAGGTTCACATACTGTTTAAATGTTACCGCGGGTTTACCAGTTGTAACAACATAAGCATATCGCATGTATAAACTATTCACAATGCAATTGATAATAACCGTCAAAGGATGTCCAGAAGGGTTCCCTTGCATTTCTACAAGATCACCATGAAAATCCATGGTTGGAAAGGCTGTATCATAAGCTATTCCGCGCATGATCTTAATATCATCTTCTGACCATCCAGCTCGTTGAGACATGGAGATAAGAATATCAAAAGCTGCCAATATGAATGGGGCAGCCATATTCTTATCATATTTACCATAATCTCCAGCAATCATTCTATGTTCACCATGTTTAGTTAGGTAATCATACAATTCATGCCACTGTTCACTTTGAGCAACTATGCCTGGCATAGCTTCAAACAGAAAGGGATTGTTTTGGATCATTCTCACGTGGGACAAAAAGAATCGTCTCACTACGATCGACCAAGCGAATTCTCCGCATGTAAAGACGCGCGTCTTGAACAGAACACATTTCTTCCATTCAAGTGGATCATCTTTTAGATGCCCACAGAACATAGCATGGAAACGCTCACCTTGCTCATAACAAGTGATAATGTCACCCATACGTTTGATAATGCAACTATCTACTTTAACTATTTTACCATCTTCGATTTCAAGATACTTTTTCTTAGAACCACGGAATGGTAAACCAGCACTAGTATTTAGATTAACCTTATCAACGTAAGTGACACCATCAGCACCATTCAAAGCTGTATCAAGATCATATACCTGCAATTGGGAAAAATCTTTAATACCTTTACATACATCAACAAGATATCCTAAAGCGCATTCCTTCAATATTTGATTATCGAACGAGAAGCTAGGACTAGTCATGTCACGTATGGCTTTGGCCCATGGTTGCCATTGCATGGGCGGTTTACAGAATTGCACGGGATATTGATCACGCACGAGATCACATATATATGTTTTCTCAACTTTGGATTTCATTGCTGGACGATATCCATCAAATGATCCAATTACATGACCGGTACCTTGAGGAACAAATCTCACTGCAGCTTTGGAGTGCACAGGGACCATTGTACGTTCATAACCTGGTTCATCAATGCGAATAGTGCCTTGAGACACGTATTTATTGGCATCGAAACAGGCATTAAAACGCTCTAGAGTCAATTGATGCATTACCACTTTAGCGGCATGATCTCCTGCAGCATGTAAACCAAGAATTACTTGGGAACCAGCTATGGTTGCTACACAAGTACTACCACAATCACCATTAACTGTAGGAATTGAAACTTTCCCACTGTAACCTGCCGCATTAAATAATGGACAGATACATTTGGTAATATTTACAACATCCCTAGTTGATTTGGTACCAGAAGAGTCAATCATAATGTATTTACCCTTGTGGCATCCCCCCAACAAATCAGATTTTGGCAAATATGGTAATAAAGTTTTACCAGGTGCAATACAACGCAATTCAATGAATGCTAAATCATGATTCTCACTCATAATAATATCAGCTTCACGAACGACAATACCGTAAGTGTTGCGAGATACATTTTGAGTAATGGGATCTATGATAACATTCAACGTACAGTTATAGTTTCCTTTCATAGAATGTTTATTGAAACACCAAATATTCCCATGCACATTTAGAGCCGTGGTGTATCGACGTTTCAATATGTCCATGTAAATAAACTGAAACTGAGCGATATTACGTCGCACTAGATCCTCTACTGTGCCAGGCTTAGCACATTTCGATTGACTCGAAACATCTACTTCTGTAACGTGATAAGGATCATGGTAGTAAAATGTTGATTTCTCATCTTTGGGTTCGGGTTTTATACCCTCACTCGCAGAATTCATCATCAAACCTGTAGCTATAGCAGTAGCATAACCAGTCGCCGTCACAGGAGCTTGTGCAGCCCACTTTTTCAAGTAACGATTACGTTCCTTCCGCCATGTAGCTTCATCAATTTGTCCTTCGTGTAGAGCTTCATTTGCTCTAAGCATTCTATCAGTAGAATTCTCAGAGGTTTCCCCTGTGATCTTTTTATT